GCTCACAGAAAGCAAGGCGAAGGCCGCACCCTGCTGACAGTGAGTTAGCTGGTTATCTTTCCTCTTGCCGTGGCTTGCCTTGCTTTCTGCTGCCTGACACCGCCCTGCAGGGCGGCGAGGCAGGCCTTTGGCTGATCGTCAGTGGCTTCGGATGGGGCATAAGGCGAGGGCAGTTCCTCGCCACAGCACAAGGAGAACTAGAATGACTAAGACAATCACAAACAAGAACGGCTTCGCACAAGACATGCTAAAAATGTTCACCATCTCAGATAGAACACACAAAGCAGCAATTACTTACTTCACTGAGAAGTTTATCAAGGATTGCAAGTACAATCTGGACAACCCAGACACCGGAAAGCGTGTCAAGGTTATGCAAATATTCGACAACAAGCTTAACCACTTCATAGACCACAAAGAAAAAGGCACGATGTTAGATCACGATTACCTGCTGCAGTGTGACCGTGACATCGACTGGCTTAACACCCAGATCGAGCTTGCAGAAAACCTGCAAGCGTACCTCGAACAAGCATTAGAACAGCTTGTACCTGACGAGCTAGCCAAGTCTCAATCAGTTGCATCAAGCATCAAAGATCTTGAGGCACAGTACAAGGCAATCAAGGCAGCATAACTCCCACCAACGAGCCTCGCAGCTTCGGCTGCGGGGCTTTTCTTATGCTCACTGCCAGCCCCACACACACCCCACGCCTAAGGCGGGGGTTCCGCATACAAAGTAAGTATTGTGCCGCCAAGTTTCTATCTATTGGCAAGCAAAAATTACTTGCAATTAAAATTTAATCACTGCATCATTGCAGTAAGGAGGACAAAATGATTGGCAATTTACTTCTAGGAATTGGGTTTATGTTACTGATGCTTGCATCTGCATTGGATCCACAGACTGGATCAGCAATTTGGATTCATGTCTCACTACTATTCTTTGCATTATTCTTGATGCTGTCTGGCGTAATATTGCGCCGCTAATCCATCATCAAAGGAGAACCAAAAAATGATTGGATATAAAATCGATGCCTTCAATGAGACAATCACTGAGGTAGAATACAATGGTGATTACACTCAGATCTATCCTTATCTCAATGGTGCAAGAGCATTTGATGTAGCTAGACTATATGCAAATCATGACGTTGCCTATGTAGATGACGAAGGATTATACCGAGAGAACCAAAGCTTCTGGGTGCATAGGAATTACACGCAGCCACTAGCCGGAGATGCATTGATCCTTGGCACTGATGAGGAAGGCGAGAGCATCTCACCCAAAACTACAATCGAACAGCTAAGAAATGACATCGTGTTTATCGGTGACAGATTCATGCTGCAAATGTTTTACAAACTAAATGGTGACGTTCAAGACATCACACCATTCTTTTTCAAGGAGACCGCGTAATGAAAATCTCATTCATCAATCAGGTAACAGAAGCATCACGCCTAGTTAATGCAATTTATGATCGCGCTCACGATGAGGGATCAGAGTTCAAGTCTACAATCCAGCAAGCTAAGTGGGCATTGGATAAGATCAGAGACACCTATGACGAGGTGCTTGAACGTGATGCAACTGAAGACTCTAGCTACAGACCACTCAAGGAGATCAAGTAATGTCTGAAGGTATCAATGTGTTTGAGTTTGATAGCGAAACAGCCAAGCCACAATTAGATATGGATTGGGTGCAAGCTATCTCAACAATCGAGTTAGTCGTTCAAGATTATATTTATCAACACCCAACAGCAGAGCAACATATCTCTGCAGCTTGGGCAACTGTACTGAAGGGAGTTTAACATGGCACTCATGCAACAGCGTCACTTTGAATTTATCGCTAGGAATATTGCGCCAACATATCCTTGGCCTACCTACATTCTCACACTGGCAGATGAACTAGCTGCAACCAATCCTAAATTTAATCGGGATAAATTTATCAAGGTTGCAACTCAAGCTTGGGAAGATGCACACCCACCGGAGGATATCGATGACTCAATCCCATACTAAGGCAGACACAGCAGAGGACAGAGGTTCGGCAGATGCATACTATCATCGCCCTTGGAATCCTCATAAATTTGCAGATGGCAAGCGAGTAACAATAGAATCTCTCACACCTCAAGAGATTGTAGACTACACACGCGGCTACAATAATGAGGAAGACAGAAAGGATTGGGGATGATATGGACGAAGATTTAGGTAACATGATAGCTATTGCTTGGTGGACAAGAGACGTTCAAGAAGTAAGACCTGATCTGACTGATGAACAAGCTAATGAAGTATTGTCTATGTGCGAACATAGACACGATGCATCTATTGGAATTAATTGGGATGTCATTATACATACTGCAGAATTTATGTTTCCAGAGGAGAACCAAAATGCAAGATCTATTTGATGTGCAAGTAAACACAATGCACCACAAGAACGCAGTAGACACAGAGGTAGCAGCCGCTGAGTCTATTGCGCCTCGCGTAACAGGGCTGCGGCTCGCTGTATTACAAGAGCTTTACAAAGCTTACAGGTTTGGCTTTACTGGCGAGCAAGTATCAAACAACACAGGCGAATGGCTTTACTCTGTCAAGCCAAGGATCACTGAGCTAGTACGCATTGGAATGGTTGAAGACTCAGGCGAGCGTGTTAAGAACTCACGCAACAGAAACGAAGTCGTATGGAAGATAACAGATAAAGGCAAGGAGTTTATCGATGCAAGGGATTAAGAGCATCAAGTATGTCAACGGTAAAAAGTATGAGTACATTCGACACGCAACTTCTGCTGCTATTGAATCACACGATAGGCAAGAACGTGAACGCATGAAAGAACAATGCCGCAAAGCTAGTAAACTATTACCAGCTGATGCATTTGCAGATGATGTTATTGATGATGACGTTGGCGTTTACTATTCAAAGCCAACTGATGTCATTGGTCTTAGCACTCTTGGCCTACACTCAACAGACAATTAACCTGTTGACAACCACTGCATCTGTGCAGATTATGTGACCATGATTAGTTACATGGATACATTAAAAGAACAATCAGCATCTGCAAAGGTCGATCTAAAGAAAGCCTTTGTATATGCTGGTGTTCCCGACTCAACTTTTTACCGCGCAAAGATGGGTAGAAATTTGAGACACAGCACAGCTTGCAAAGTGGAAAAGGCTATTGAAAAACTTTCAGCACTTCAAGAAAGAAACGCCTGTTCCTGACACTTACGAGATGATAATCTATCAGCTTGTACAAGAACGCAACAGTCAGAAGATAAGCCAAGAAGAACTGGCTCATCGCATTGGCTGTGCTAAATCTTTAATTCACAAATGGGAACAGTACAAGAGAGTGCCAAGCGGGTTTCTCTTTTCGTGCTGGCTGGATGCACTTGGCTGTCAGATCAAGATCACGAAGAAAAATACTAAGCGATAGGTCTGGCAGACCACAAACATGCGAAGCATGTGCAGTTAGTACACCATACTTTGTTGCAGTGCTTGCATCTATAGAACCAGTGGCGCATTATATAATCTGTGTCGATTGCTATGAGAGGGAAACATGGCAAACAAAAATCGTAACAAAGGAAATTACCACGAGAAGTGGTTCGTTGACTGGCTCAAGAAGCTCGGCTTCCAAGCGAAACGCCAGCCCCTCTCGGGCAGCTTGGGAGGCGAGTATCGAGGCGACATCATCTGGGAGTTCGGGGGAGAACGACTGGTAGTTGAGGTCAAGTATCGTGATAAGTCAAACTTTCCCAATCCCTTCACAATAATGGAGGGCCGTGACGCAGCCCTATATAAGCGGAGACACGGCACTCCAAAAACTCTAGTCATATTTGATGGTGATTTCTTTGAAGAAAGGATAGCACCACTCATCAAAAAATAAGGAGAACCACATGGCATTTGTTGCAATGGCAAAGGCTATACAAGCAGACATCCCAGATCCACTAGCCAAGTGGCTGCTTGTCGTGCTTGCAGATCATGCTGATGAAGATAGACTACAGTGCTGGCCTAGCATAGACAGGCTAGTGCAGCGCACAGGTATGAGCAGGGCAACTGTAGCTAGAAAACTAAATGATCTTGAGCAATCAGGAATCATACACAGAGACAAAGGCAACTCACAAAAGTCTACGCTCTATACCCTTTTGTCTCTTAGAGAGATAGTCTCACACAGAGACGAGGTAGTCTTAGACAGAGACCCTAACCTATCAAAGAAACTATCAACTAAGAAAAGAGGGGGAGTGCCTGAGAATTGGAAACCATCTAATGAGTTGATTGAATCTATAAATGAATCACTGAAGGAGAACCTTGACCATGAGTATGAAACCCCTAGCTTCTGCGATTACCATCAGTCCAAGGGCAACGTCTTTGCCAGCATCGACAAAGCCTACCGGAACTGGTGTAGAAATTCAGTTAAGTATAGCCGAGCAAGAACAAGCAATAGCACTACTGGTATCGGCAGCCGATCCGCTGGCGGTAGACAAAAGGCTGATTACTTCGCTGGAATTATTGACGGGCTTTAGAGTCGAGCCTATCCAGCGCACACGCTATCTCAAAGACGAGACTGTAGACATACAACTGCAGGGATATAAGATCCGCTGTGAAGACAAAGACAAGTGCATCCAAGCCATCAAGAAGATCAAGCAGTCACTCACCCCACTGCCAGCAGAAGAGATCGCGCAACGCCTCACCGTGTTGGCTGCGCTGGTGGTGAAGCCAACAGGTGAGTCGTCTTCCGATCATAAGATCAGGATAAAAGCAATAACATCTCAGCTTGTGTCATTCCCTGCCGACATAGTTATCAGGGCTATTGACAATGTATCTAAGTCAACAACCTTCTGGCCCGCCTATGCAGAGTTTCATAAGCACATCGAATACAAACTCAAGACTAGGTACAAATTACTAGAAGCATTTGAAAAACAACTATTAACCCTTGACCATACTGCGTAGTTGCAGTATAAAGAAACAAAGGAGAACCAAATGGAACGCAAGGGATTTATCGGCGGCTCAGATATGCGCCGCATTATGGATGGTCAATGGGTAGATCTATGGGAAGAGAAGCTTGGGCTTGTCGAGCCAGAAGATCTATCTGACAATCTAGCTGTGCAACTAGGCACACACACTGAAGACTTCAACATCAAATGGTTTGAGAAGAACTTCAACGCAACCACAGGCAATCATCAGCAAGAGTATCGTATGCAGTACGAAAGCATACCACTCAAGGCTACTGTTGATGGTGTAACCAACGATGGCACATCCGTTGTTGAGTGCAAGCATACCTATGAGCGCAACACAATGGAAGGTTGCCTCAAGATGTACATGCCTCAGATACAATTCTATCTATGGGTATCAGTGCATGATGGCTGCTATCTATCTGTAATCTTTGGCAATCGCAGATGGGAATGTGTCTATGTCCAGAAGGACTGGAACTACATCAAGAAGATGCAAGTCATGGTCAAAGAGTTTTGGCAATGCGTACAGGATAACACACGCCCTTTCGGTGACAACCTTGCGGAGCCAGTAAGCATCGACAAGATCAAGGTCGATGGTCTGGTACGCAGGGACGCATCATCTGACAACGAGTTTATCTCACGCTGCCATGACTACATACAGCATGAAAGCAATGCAAAACTATTCGAGTCTGCCAAGTCTGATCTCAAGGCAATGGTAGGCGATGATGAGAGAGAAGTATACTGTGACCTTCTCTCTATCAAGCGCGACAAGCGCGGCTCACTTCGCGTCACAGTAAAGGAGAACCAGAATGTCTGACAATCTAAAGCTATGGAATACAGTATCTAAATCAGATCCAAAGTATCTCAAGAAGGTATCATTCGGATCACGTTCATTCACCGCTATCGATCCTCAGTATCAGGTACGCTGCGCCACAGAACAGTTCGGCCCAGTGGGTACTGGCTGGGGATGGAAGAACAACACACGCTTCATCGATGTATCCAATGGAGACACAGCAGTCATTGCCGATGTTACCATATGGGTTGGCTCTGATGAGTATTGCTTCGGCCCCTTCTCTGGTTGCCGCAAGTTCTTCGATGCAGCCAAGGGTCGCATGGCAGAAGATGCACCCAAGATGGCAATCACTGACGGTCTTACCAAGGCTCTGTCACACCTAGGATTCAACGCAGATGTATTCCTTGGGGAGATGGACGGTAATAAATATGCCGCAGACAGCTCTAAAAAAGGCGGTGAGGGGTGGTAAGCCCCTCATAGCTACTCACCTACCCAAATAATTTAACCCCACTCAGGAGGCTTCTATGAGCGATTACGATAATACTAACAAAGGCGCAGCCTTTAAACCCTTCCCAGAAATGGCTATGATTCTGCAAGGCAGGGTAGATAACAACGGCAACAATGAAGAACTCGTTCTTGTCAAGACCACATCAAAAGATGGCACGCCGCGTATTGACCTATACCAAAAAGTTGGTGCATTATTCGAGAACGATAAGGGCGACAACCAGAACAAGCCAGACTACACTGGCCCTTACCAAGACAACTTACGCATAGCCGCATGGCGTAGAACAAAGGACGGATCTGCCTACATGTCCTTTGAACTATCGGAGAAAACAAATGGTGCAGCGCAGCCGAAAGAAGATCCGCTGGTAAAGATCCTAGATGGAGATGATGTGCCGTTCTAATAAGTGATGAGGTTGGTGGTTCTTCTTACTCATCATACTGAGGCAGATCTACTCTACAGGTCTGCCTCTTTTACATGGAGGACAATATGTTTGAAACAGGAGATGGTAGCTGGGAAGTTATTCTATCTAAAGGAAGATGCCCAAGCTGCAAAAGTTTACTGGTAACAATTGAAGACACACTGAAGCGAAAGAAAAGAGAGTGCCTTGTCTGCAGCTTAACAGTTACTGACGTTAAAGAATCAATCCCTTACGATAACCATTCACACGATCAAACGTAAGCAACTCACCGCGATTGTGTCGGTAGCTACAATAGCTGCAATGAATCCATCCACTGTTGCCACCAGTGTAACACTCAAGGATTAGCTGATCGAATGGCAAGCTATCTCTAATCCATACAGCCAAGTCAGCATTGTCAACGCCAGCCACCTCAAAGTCTGCTGCCTCTCCCTTGGCATGTTGACTGTTAATACTGCTGCCAATAGCAACGCACAACTCTGCACTTCTAAAGCCAGAAGACACTATGAATGGGCCGAACTCATCACGAATAGGCTGCAAAATATTCTCACATAACTCTACCATATTCTTTATCTGCCCCTCATCTGGCAGATTCGGTATGTTTCTACGCTCTGCGGTCTGACTCTTGACCATCTCATCAAGAGTAAAGTTCCTTGACAGATTCATTTCTTAAACCCTTTCAAGCCACGCAAGCCAAACGATGCACCGATAGATGCATACACTGCCCACTGAAACCAGTCAGGTGTAGCAGATAAAGCAGCAAAGCCACGCTCAACATAGGGCTGGGTAAATGGGATAAAGCACATAGCAATAATGACAATAAACAAGACAGTCCATGCCTCATCCTTCCAGCTATTGTCGCTAGCTTGAGCCATGATCTTTTCCCAGCCAGCCTCATGCGTAGCAGCAACCTTCATTACTTCTGCTTCAGCATCAGCTTTGGCCTTGGCTACAACACCCTTGGCCTTTGTCTCCTCTACCTTTGACTCCATCCAAGAGCCAGCTAAACTAGCGATGGGATTGATTAGTGCTTGCCACATGATTCTTTCCTTCGTGATTCATCCACACTGCAAAGGCTCCGGTCATTGCCCCAGTAACTACAGATACAAGCCCAGCTTGTGCTGGACTAGGATCAGGCAATTCCATGAACCATTCAACTACACGCCAACTCATCAATGACATCATAATCATCATTGCTCTTGGCAATAATTTAAGCTTTAATATTCGATTCTCTATCCTATCAATCATATCAAACCTCGGTGAAAAAAATGAGCGAACTAATTAGAAATGATATATTAGCTAAAGCCAAAGACGCAGTAAAAGAACGCGGTGAAAATTATGGAAAACCTTCTGATAATTTTACTATAACTGCTGCTCTTTATGAGGCTCATCTAGCTATACCTATGACTCCATTTGATGTGGGTGCATTACATATCTTAAATAAGTTAGCTCGTTTACATTCTGATCCTACTCATGTTGACTCTTGGGTTGACATTGCTGGGTACGCTGCCGTTACTTGCGAAGCGATCTACGATATTGAAGATAGTCAGCACCTTCCTGCGGATCAGCAAAACATTGTACCCATGAAACCTCCGAAGGATTAGTTGGATCAATCACTTGCATAATTGCTTGACCAAACTTCTGTTGTTCAAAGCCTTTAACAAAAGCATAGGTATCATGGTACTTGTAACCTCGCGCTCTAGCTAACCAAGCAGTACGCTCTTCTTCTACAAGTTCAATCTGTCCCAATGCCCAGTTGTGCTTGTGACCACTGATGTACAGGTGTGCATGTGATCTAAACTTTGCGGTCTTTGTCTGTGCGTGTAATGGATTCCACTGGCTATGCCCAGCCATGTCATGCGCGACAAAGATCTTGCACTCACGCTTGTTTGGAAACTTCAAAGCAATCCTAGCTTCCCAGTTCTCAAAGACTGTATGCTCTTCTGCAATCCACTTCAATGGATCGCCAGCACCAGACCACATGTCATGGTTGCCGCCAATAAGAATCATTGGATTCATCTCTTGAATCAACCACTCGACTAGCTTCCATGCTGTCTTGTGTGATGTATCCTGCTCACCATACAAACGACCAAGCCTACCAACCCAGTTGTTCTGTTGATCTCCTAACGAGCAACCATAAACACCATCATAGTTATTAATAATATCTAGGTGTTCTCTTAATGCATCCCAGTCACAATGATTGTCATCGATGTGAGGATCACCAAGCCAGAGCAAACCAATTGGCTCATCTGTATTCATATGTATCGGACTCCACTTCTTGGCCTCACGATACTTCTTTCTTTTCTTAAAACGCTGATGAAGCTGATCGACAATATCATCGACTGGTATGTCATCGTTTAGCTTTGGAGGTAATCTGTAACCAACATTATTATCAAGGATGCCGGATGATCTTCCGCTTTTCAATCTGTTGATGATGGTTGATCTAGGTATGCCTGACTCTCTAGCTGCTGCTCTTACGCTGCCATGCATGTTAACAAGAGACTCAGCCTCTAATATCTTTTCCTTATTGGTCACTTTAATTCCCCTTAGAAATTAATAATGTACCAATAAAGCCCATTACACCTAAAGAAAGCAAGACAAGAATTACAACTGCAATTACCTCAACAATTTTCTGCCGCATTTCTTGTTGCTTGTAGATCATCTCTTGACGCTCTTTGCGGATGCGTCCTTCAAGATGAATAAGATCTGCCCAAGACTGTGGGCCATAAGTCATTTGCAAATATTGTTTAAGCTCGGCACGTTGCGCCTCTAACTTTTTTTTAGCAGCATAAACTTGCAATGCCTGTTGCTGCACAGTGTCTGCGCCTTGCAACTTTTTAAATAATGGAGGATTCTTAGCTTGCTTCTCAGCTTGGTCAATGTCAGACGCAGCCTTCATCCAACGAGACACATCATTGATACAAGACTCGAGGTCACGACCAGCACTAATCATCTGCTTTATAGTATTGAACGCCGCTGTAGCCCCGCTGACAGCCGCACCTATAGTAATCGGGTCTATGACAGCATCCCTTTCCGCAGTGGCTTACACTTCCAGCTAATAGGCATAAAGCCGTGAGCCATCTCCCCAATGTCACGACCCATTTCCATAGCACGTTCCTCGCAAGCCTTCATCGTGGGATAGGGGCCGCGAACATCGTGGAACTCAATACATTTAGTTGGGTTTGCTATTGCACAGGCTAATACAATCGCCTTAAACATCTTTCCGCAATGCCTTGCGGACGCGGATGACAAGAAGCACAATACCAATTAGACCAGCAACCAGCGTCACCCACTCATTAAGAGCGTGTAACCAAACTGGGCTAGTGATTGCACCGGCTGCTAAAGCAATGTCGGTATGTGCATCGTTGTCCATTAGCCGTTGTCTCCAGATGTTATGCTTGTGCCACCAGAAACATCAATGCCAGTAGCCGTATTGTGGGTCTGGTTACCATCAACCGTAATGTTGCTGCCATCGATGTCCATTGCAGTGTCGCCTGAGTTAATACCATAAATTGAATTGCCAACAATTGTTCCATAGTTAGTGCCAGCACCAATTTCAAAGCCAGTGCCGCCAGCAATTTTTACAACATTGTTATTGATGGTAAAAAATTGGATGTTCTTTGAATTACTGCGGTGCAGGTAAATGCCATAGGTATCAGTCTCATCAATAGTGTTGCCAGAAATTACCAAGTTGCTGATTGTTTCTTCATTTGCATGAACCTCAATGCCATACTCAAAATCACCATCTATCTCCATCATTGCATTATTGCTAATAACTAATGATCTTAACTGATTGCTATTAGTGTCTCGATAATTACAAATAATTCCTCGACCACCTGTCCTCATATTTTTAATTGTGTTGCCAGTAATCACAGCAAACTTTTCACGGTTCGGGCCTTTAGCCGCAAACACAGTAATGGCTGTATCGTATGATCTGTCAATCATGTTATTGCTAATTACACAGCTACCGCCTCTATAGTTGATGCCGTTCTGACCTGATGAAAGCCCAGCATGATCGCCAGCAGCAATATAATTTTCTGTAATTATATCGTCACAAGTTCCCTGATGAGCATCAATAGCTTGCTCAACTGATCCTCTAAAAGAACAGCGTGACACTTTTGTGCCTCTCGACACAAGGTCACCACCACCAATTGCAACGCCGTGTTTGCAGAAAATAAAGTTACAGTTATCTACAACACACCCATAACAGCCATCAGTAAATGTCACACCATAACCAAGGCCAGTATTGTTATGCTCTAAGAACTCACAACCCTCAACGCGAGCGTTGATGCTTTCCCCAACTCGCACACCACGGTTCTGCCATTTTTCTGTGCGTACATTTCTAACAATAGCATTGCGTGTGGATTGTAGATTGATTGCTGTAGTTCTATTTGTGTTATCGTTGTTGCCAATCAAACGCAAATTTTCAATCACCACATTTTCATGCGGTGTCATTACATCAACAACGCCAGTTGAAGATGTGTAAGTATCTTCAGCCGCAGCTTGTAAAGTAAATTGAGTTGCGCTATCAATACTGCGAATGACAGCATACTCACTTTTCTTTGTTGAAGTTTCATCAACGCCATCACCAAAATCTACATTCGGATCACGCAAATAAATTACATCATTCGCCGCAAGGTTTGTTGTGCTTACAACAGTAATCTGATGGTCGCCTCGGCTTACTGTTGCATTGATGTCTGCCTGACTTGTGGAAATCCCACTAGCTAAGAACAAACCAACAGAGTTATCTGATGGGATTTGACTGCCACCAGTTGACACCTGATTGCTAAAATCAAGTGTACCATTTCGGATTGTCATGTTTGCGTAAATGGTCAAGCTGGTGTCGATGCGGTAGGTCTTGTCGCCAAGTTCTAGGATGCCGCCGCCAGCCGCATTGATAGCATTGATTGCGTTCTGCATCGCAGTGGCATCATCAGTTGAGCCATTGCCAACCGCATTGTAATCCGCTGGTATGTATGTTCTGGTATAAGCTCGAAGGCTGGCATCTAAGCCAGTCTCATCAATCAAGCCCTGCGATACTTTAGTAAGTGCCATTAGCCTGCCTCCAACGCCGTAATCCGCGCCTCTAACTCTTTTATGGTTGCCACTAACAATGGGACAATCTTTGCTTGATCTACTCCTTGGTAATCAGGAAAAGAATGTTTACCCATAACTGCTGGTGTGACTTCGTTGCCATCTTCGTCAAGAACCGCTGGTGTAATTTCGTATTCTTCATCTTGCATACCATCTTTTATCCCAGTAACAGCTTCTGGCACATGAGCTTGAAGCTCGTGCGCTAGAAAACCATCGACAGTTTTGGTGGTATCAGCAATGAAGTTAAACCTTACAGGGTTGAGTTGCTTAAGGCGATCAGTCGCGCCAGTGATTGCAGTTACATTTTCTTTGAGCCTGTAGTCACTAGATGTAACATAAGCCACGCTTGTTCCATCGCCTGTGATCTTTCCTACATTTGCGCCGTTACGATAAAACAAGACAATATTTCTGGTAGATGTATCTGCTTCAGATCGGTTGATCTGCATAACCTCTTGACCAGTTGCAGCTATCTTTGTTCTGCCGCCAGCTTCAACATAAACACCAGCATCGCCAGTATCGTTCAGATCAGTGTCAGTAGTTCCAATAAGTAACCCGCCAACAGAGTTCATCCGCGCCACTTCTGTAAGTACAGTGCCTCCACCAGAATTTTGAGTAGAAAATATTAAATCACCAGAATAATTACTCCCTGCCGCAGAACTTTTTACACCGTGGATGCCAGCAAAACTATAAGGT